CATTTTCTGAATAGCTTTGAAGATTTCGTGTGCGACTTGTGGAACTATCGCGTTACCGTATGCCTTTATACTTTCTTTTCTCCACTTTGGAAAGGTGATACCGTCCAATTCTTTGGGAAGCCCATCATTTCCTCCACAAAGAGGGGGTTGAGTTGGGAAGTTTTTCCAGGTGTTTGATTCGTTCGCTTGTGAATTTGTACAGTTAGGTCGGAATCCCCCTTCCAGTTCTCTGATGGTCCTGCACTTCCCTTCCAGTCGTTCGTCAACGGTGTCGGGAGCAACCCCATCGCTGCAAAGTGGTCGAGATACAAAGCTCTCTTTTCTCCCCCGTATTTCTTCTGACGATTCTGACATTCCTCTAACGTCCGTTCCCGTGTTTGGCTCGTTACGGTAGGCAACAAACCAAATTCTATTTCTTCGGTGGGGTGCGTTTTTACCCGAAGCTGGAAGTAGATACGGTGTGACTTCGTAGCCTTCAGTTTCCAAGTCAACGCACACTTGCTCGAATACCAATCCCCCTGACCAATTAAGAAGTCCGCGAACGTTTTCGCCCACAACGTAGCTCGGGGAAACTTCCCGAATGATTCTAAGCATCTGCGGCCATAAGTGGCGTTCGTCTTCTGTTCCTTTTCTAAGTCCTGCTGCGCTAAAGGGTTGGCAAGGGAATCCCCCCGTAAGGATGTCAATTCGTCCTCGATACTTAGTTGCTTTGAATGTCTTGATGTCTTCATAAAGTTTTGAATTTGGGAAGTGGTGTTTAAGAACTTTTTGACAAAAGGTATCGTACTCACAATGAAAGATGTTTTCCCATCCCATCCATTCGGCAGCCAGGTCAAACCCACCTATTCCGCTAAAGAGTGATCCGTGCCTAAGCATTAGATAGTTGTTTAATTAGAGCCGACTTTACGCTACTGATTGAGTTGATGCGCTCAGATAAAGAAAGTATGTAGGTTTCTACTTCGTCTTTGTTAGTAGCTACATAGTAGCCTTTAGAGGTAGCTATAAGCAAAGGCACAAGGTGGTTAGTACGTATGTGATGCACAATCTTTCTTAGCCTTGTATCGGTTATTTTGCAACCCCCAACTTTTAGAGCTTTACAAATATCCTTATTCGTGATGGCTTTGCTTTTCCCTAACTTAGTAGATAGACCACGCACGACAATAGGCAGAAGCGTGTGTAGTTCGTAGTGGTTTAGTTCGTGGGTTTCCCTTTCGAAGTTCGTTATCATTGTTTTAAGGTTAAGTAAATATAAAAGATAAGGCATATTGCGAGTTGCCAAATAACTATCGTTATTCGTTTTTGCTTGGGTGAAGATGGGTTGTACATCATTCTTCCCCAGTTATAAATTCGCAATGCTCTAAACAGTCAGGGCATATCCCCATTTCGGGGTGGGTGGTGAAAGCTCCGCAGCAGTCACTTGTTAATTCTTCTTCCATTTTGTTTTCACTTTTGGTTATGCTATTTGGTGAGTTTATTCACTTATAACGTGAGTTCATGTATAGTTTATCACTCTTATTGGTCAGATAGGGGTAAGTTATTCATCTTATTACCTTCGTTGTCATAAAGAAATCTAAAGTGTATTTCTTGTGGTTTGGATTTAGGCAACCACGATCCACGATAGCGTGTGAAGTATGTAAGGTTCTGATGCTCGGTTAATCTATTGGTGTAAAATTCTTCTTTATCTATTCCCCCACAAGCTATAAGAAGCATACAATGGTATCGACAAAATTCACCCGTACTTCTTTCATTCCAGTATGTTATTTCTTCTATCAAGGTATCAGCTTCTTTCCTTTTTTTAAAGTGGATAAAAGAGGGGCTATCACCCCACCCAACATACTTACCATTTACCTTAGCCGTTACCACCTTGTTATACGTCCTTGCAAGGCCTTCTGCGGTACTATCTTCGAAAGTTAATACTGTACTATTAACGTCAAAAGATAAGCCCGTATTAACGACCTCACGCCCGTCACCGTCTATTGTCTTCATTTCAGTCTTGTATTAAGTAAAGTTTCTAAGTCTTCTTCGCTAAGTTTACTATAAACGTTAAACAACGTAGTGCGAAACATTGGCGGTTCGTGTTTGTATATGTGACCTTCACTATCGCGTCTATAACAACCCGTGTCAAGTAGGGTTATTCTATGGATTAAAGATTCTTTATTCATTCGTTCTTGCTTTAATAACTGATTCTTTAAACTTAGACCAAGCCTTCATAAATTCGGCTTCGAAGATTTCTTCGGGTGTCATAACTTTGGAGGCGATAAACTTGCGCCATTCGTTATAGTCCTTTATAGGATCGGTAGGTAGTGTCGTTTTCATTTTGTTATATTTTTAAGTTCATCGAGTGCATCCATACAACCTTTAAAATTAGGTATTTCTTCGGGTAGTTTATACGGGTTATCGGCTTTCGCATCTTGTGCGGTGTAGAAAGCATCCAACTTTGCTTCTGCTTCTGCTAAACGGTCTTGATAATACTTAACGTCTATTATCGCTTTTTCTATTAGGTTGTCTAAAGTCATTTTGATTTGGTTTTGAATTTATCATACCCTTTGTTGTAAATTTCATTTACTGAGTATTTTCTATTTGAACTCTTTGATATTTCATCAGCTATGCAAAACACTTTTACAATAGCTTTTAATTGCTTCGTTGTAATTTTATCTTTTGTCATTTTGATGGGGTTTAATGGGGGGCGTTGCACCCCCCTGATTTTTTTACTTTGTTAGCTTGTCATATAATTCAAGATAAACGTCTTTTTGCTCTGCCGTATTAATTGCTGCTATTGTCATTGATAATGAACTTACAACTAATTCTAACTCTGTTGCTGATAATTGTGTTTTTAAATTTTTCATTTTGTTATTTGTTTGTTGTTTAATTATACCGCAATATACAAACTTCTTTTTATAACCACCAAATAAAAAGCAACTTATTTTTTATTTTTTTTTATAGTTTATTTGTATTACCTTTGCAATACTATTAATTCCAAAACATTATACTATGGAAAACCAAACAAAAAAAGTCGCTTCTATACAAGGCGCAGGAACGTATGAAGGGCAGCACGGAATCCTTTATTCTTTCGATTATAGTTTCGATGATGAAACTACTATACGTGCAAACCACAAAACAACCACACCACCCTTTAGTGTAGGTGATGAAGTGGATGTTACCATACGTGGATCACGTGATGGGTTTAGTTGGGGAACGGTTAAGCGTCCTGAAAACCTTGCTTTTGCATCTAAGGTAACAAGCGTGGGAAAGTTCCAAGACCGTCAAGACATCATCTTAAACGAGTGGGCAATCGGTAGAGCTTTAGAATGGGAGATGAATAAATCACACCCACACGAAACCAGTATTAAAGAAGCTATTGCTTTAGCACAACAGTTAAAGAAATATGCTTTAGATTTAGACACAATTACTTTTGAAAAAACTTTAGAAGAAAGTAATACAAATTCTACATTCTAATGAGGCAATTTATTAAAAAGCATTATGGTTCACAATTAAAGATGTCTGAGAAGTTAGGCATCTCAAATCAAACCATAACGAATTGGATGAAAACAAACCCACGTGGAATGCTCAAATACCTTCCCGAAATAGTGTCCTCAGTAGATACTACCGAACGCGAAGTGGTTTGGGAAGTTATGTTTCACGAAAAAGAGATGTGCCGTGATTGAGTACTTTTGTTTCTCTAAAGACGACGCAGAACAATACGGAGTGGATGGGGCAGTAATGCTTCACCACATCCGCTATTGGGTAGCTAAGAACGAAGCCAACGAAAACAACTACCACGAAGATAGATACTGGACTTATAACAGTACAAAAGCCTTTGCTCAGTTGTTTCCCTTTTGGTCAGCTCGAAAAGTTGGTAGGGTTTTAAAGAAGTTGGAAGATGAAGGTGCTATAATATCGGGTAATTTTAACGGCAAAAGATATGACCGCACGAAGTGGTTCACTTTGTCGAATGCAATTACCGAATCGGGCAACATCCATTTGACAAAAACGGTAAATGGAATTACCGAAATTGTCGAACCTATACCAAAACACAACCAAAGTACTACTCAGAATACAACCAAAAAGGTAATTTTGCCATTTGAAGGATCTAAATTTTTAGAAGCGTGGCATATGTGGAAGCAATACAAGAAGGTAGAAAAAGGATTTATGTACAAATCTTCAATATCTGAACAAGCAGCTTTATTAAATTTACAAAAAATATCTAACCAAAATGAACAAGAAGCAATCGAAATCATACACAATGCCATCGCACAAGGGTGGTCAGGACTTTACGCAGATAAAAAAGCTAAAGGAAAGAAGGGATTTGATAAAGCAAAGTATCTCGCGCATCTCGAATCGCTTTGAACTAACCCCGATCCAAGCGTGGGAGTATGGGAGCAACGTAAGGGAGGCGTTTAAATACGAACCAAAGATGGTTCATATCTCGTTAATGGCTTTGCTAAAGGATGCGGTTGAGTACCTTGATTTTAACAAGTCCTTTCGGCACGAAGGGGATTACATAGAAGCAATAGACTATCTCATAAAAGAGTTTCCAGTTATGAAGATAGAAGAATGGAAGATAATCAGCATAAATTTAAAGGCAGGTAAATACGGCAAGATGTACGAACGTTTAAAGCTACCCGAACTAATAGAGATATTCCAACAGTTTGAAGGTGAACGTGCTGAAATGCGTGAGAAACAAATGCGAAGGGATAAGGACGTACCACCTTTACCAAATATAGATCCCGAACTTTTAAAGCGGTTATCTAAAGACCTGGCATTACCTGAACCCGACACCGATGAGAAAGGTCGTTGGGAGTTTATACCACACCCAAATTCACCCGAATGAAAACTTGCACAAGCATATCAGGGGGTCAAAGTTCTGCTTACATAGCAGCAAACTATCCTTCCGACTATTACGTATTTGCATTAGTCTGCATTGAAGATAAAAAATGCACACCAAAAGACAAGAAACTTGTGCAAATGGTATCGGATCGCATAGGTAAAGAATTTATCGCAACCGCAGAAGATGACATAATACTACATACCATTTTAGATTTGGAACAATTTATAGGTAAGAAAATAGACTGGGTTGCAGGAGAAACTTTTGACTATGTTACTGAAAAGAAAGGTGGGTGGCTTCCAAATAAGTTGCATCGTTATTGTACTGTGGAAATGAAGTTAAGACCAATGCATCGTTGGTGGCGAGAAAAAATAGGTGAACCCGTAGAAATGCAAATAGGTTTTCGTGCAGGTGAGGAACGAAGGGCAAAAAAAATGTACGAAAAGCTAAACGAAGACGGACTTTTAGAATTTAAGGACGTAGTGGGAAAACACTCTAACGGGAATAACAAGTGGGCAACCATAGCTTGGCAAAGTCCAAGTTTTCCGATGATTGAAAATAGAGTATTCAGAGATGAAGTTGTTGAGTTTTGGAAAGACAAACCAGTTAGGTTTGCTAAAAGAAATAATTGTGTCGGGTGCTTCCATAGAAATCCACTTTTGCTTAGAACAATGTTTGACGAGTTCCCGAACAAAATGGAATGGTTTGCTTCTAAAGAAAGAATAGAAGGTAACGGTAAATGGAGGTCAGACATAAAATATGATAAAATAGCTAAACACAAACTTCAACACTCTTTAAACTTTGATGATTTTGAAGATTGCGATTCGGGGCATTGTGGTCTTTAGGTAGATTTGGTAAATTAAATTTATTGTCGTAAATAGCGGAATGGCTACAACGTTTTTTATTTCCGTTATCGTAATTTCTTTTTTTGACATAGGGGTAGAGTATTTTGTAAACTCACAACTACGGGTGTACCCGATTATCTCAATCGTGTTTTGTCTTTTAGGGATGTTTCTATGAAGCGAAGCACCCTTGTAAAGAAGCTCGATAAGATATTTAGTATATGGATTAGGTCTAAAGACGCAGACCACGCTGGAATGGTAGAATGTTTTACTTGCGGAGTAACAAAGAATTGGAAGTACGAAATAGATGCAGGTCATTTCCAATCGCGTGGAAAGTACGCTACCCGATGGAATGAACAAAATGTTTTTCCCCAGTGTAAACGGTGTAATGGATTCAGAGGGGGTGAGCAGTATCGATTTGCAAAAAACTTAGATGCCTTATATGGTGAAGGAACTGCCGAATGGTTAGAGTTTGAAAGCAATCAATCCGCACGATTTACTAACGATGAGTTGTTAGAAAAAATAAAACACTATACTGAATTGGTGAACTCTTTGAAATAGATTCCGTGAATACGTTCTTACCTATATGATACAAAGGTACATACGAGATAACTACGATTCTATCCTGGAGATAGCTAAGGTTATCACGAAAGGAAGGAAGCCCGACTACGAAGATTTAGCACATGAGATAATGGTTATCTTATTAACGGGCAACCGTGAGAAGATGAATAGTTTAGTAAAGAATAAGAAGATAAAATTCTACATAGTTCGCGCAACCATAAACCAGTATCGCAGTTCTTCAAGCCGATACTTTAAAAAATATCGAAAAGAATCTACCACAATACGCAAACAAACATCTTCACTAACGGAGCATTTAACACACCTCAAGAATTTAGATTTAACATACAGTAAAAACCATAACGAAGAAGTGTTACAATTTATAGACGAGAAGTTAAACGATGTGGAGTGGTTCGAAAAGAATTGTTTTGCGATTTATTACGGTGATGAATTAACTTTGGATTCTATGAGTGAACTAACTGGGATCAGTCGCAACACTTTATACCGTGCCATCCGTGATACAAGAAACTACATACAAGATGAAATCGAAAGCTCAAGGTTTAGGAGATAAAGTTGCAGCCGTAACAAAGGCAACGGGGATTGAGAAGATAGTAAAGACTTTCTTCGGGGATGATTGCGGATGCGATGAAAGGCGCGAACGCTTAAATAAGATGTTCAGACGACCAGTTAAAATGATGGACGAAGAACAACGGAAGTTCTTTGCAGAAGAAATAATGACACGCTACAAAAGCGGTCAAAACTTAACCAAGCACATCGGGGATGAGTTTTACAAATTGTATGAAGAATTACTGAGCAAGAAGAAACAAAGAACCACTTGCACTTCTTGTAATAAAAAGATGTACATTGAACTTTTAAAAATCTATGAATCAAGTTGCGATGAATAATTTATACGAATGGATGTTGGAAAAAGAAACCCCTACCATCAAACTTAAAAGCCCTAAAGAAAAAGCTTTAATCTTTTGCAAAGAATCGGTTGAGAAAATCGGTTGTACATGGGAAGAAATAAAATCAAAAGACCGTAAAAGAAGGTTGTCCGATGCGCGAAAGTGTGTTACGAAACACCTAATTGCTCACGGGTGGACTACGGGAGCAGCAGGGGAACAAATGAACCGACACTATACAACGGTGGTTTATCAGAAACAAAAGTGCAAAACGCTTCTCGAATACGATGCAGAGTTTCGTTATACGTGGCAAGAATTTTCAAGGGTATGAGTAATAGAAAAAATATGCGCGAAGCGAAGAAGCACCTAACCAACGCACAAGACTACCTAATTTTCACGGTAGTAAAAGACAAGATATTTGTGGACTACCAAAACAATTCGTCTTTAAATATCATAGGAGATTTAGCCGTAGCAAATAAAGATTTTGCTAACTACCTCGAAGAAGTATTACGTGCCATTAAAAACCAAGAAGATGAAGACGCAAAAGGTTCAGATTGAAACCATAAAGTTAGATCCAAGCAACCCACGTTCTATAACGAAGGAAGCTTTTGAAAGGCTAAAACAAAGCATAACGGACTTTCCCGAAATGCAAAAAGTTAAACCTTTAGTGGTAGCGGATGGGTATGCCCTTGCAGGAAATATGCGGTTATTGGCCTATAAAGATTTGGGATACCGTGAGCTTCACGTTTTGGACGTTTCGGAATGGTCACAAGCGAAGCGCGACGAGTTTATGATTAAAGACAACACGCACTACGGATCATGGGATTACGATGCCTTAGCAAACGAATGGGAAACGTTACCCCTTACCGATTGGGGTTTAGATGTATGGGAACCTGAAGTAGAAGAATTAAAAGGACTAACGGACGAAGACGAAGTACCCGAAGCACCCGAAGAACCGATAACCAAACTGGGTGACGTTTGGATACTTGGAGAACATAGGGTTATGTGTGGGGATTCTACGAGCAAAGAAGCGGTTGAGATTCTTATGGATGGGGAGAAGGCAGATATGGTTCACACAGACCCTCCTTACAATATTAATTATGAAGGAGGCAGTAAGAAGAGAGATAATATAACAAATGATAATTTAGACAATTTCCCTAAATTTCTATTTGATGCCTACACTGTTTTAGCAAAGGCATTAAAAAAGGGAGGAGCAATTTATGTATGGCATGCTTCTACGGAAACACATAACTTTATACAACAATATTTGAATACTGGTTTTCTTTTTAAGTCGTTATTAATTTGGAATAAAAACAATAGCACATTTGGAAGGTCGGATTATCATTGGAAACACGAACTTTGTATTTATGGTTGGTTAGAAGGTGCTTCTCATAAATGGGAGGGAGATAGGAAACAAACAACAGTTTGGGATATAGATAGACCCTCTCGCTCTGCTTTGCACCCCACTATGAAACCTATTGAGTTATGTAGAAAACCATTAGAAAATTCCTCAAATGTTAATGATATTATATTAGATACTTTTTTAGGTTCAGGCTCTACACTAATAGCAGCAGAGAAAACAAACCGTAAATGTTACGGCATGGAATTAGACCCGAAGTACTGCGATGTAATAGTAAAGCGATGGGAGGACTTTACTGGTAAGAAAGCACACTTGGAAGAAAACGAATTTGAAGTAATGACACAAGCGCACTAATGAATAACCACGACTTGAAAAGAATGAACGCCCACGACTATCTAACAAAAAAGAAAAGCCTAAACCTTACAATTAGACAAGAGAAGTACATAGCTTGTATTCTTTGGGGTATTGCGATAACTTGGGTAGTCTTATTACTAATTTTATTATTCAAATAATATGGGAAAGTTTATACACCCAAATGTAACAAAGTCACAAATGTCACATAATAAAAAAGATTTTTTAGATGCACTTGAACGCTCGTTAGGTGTAGTAACTACCGCAGCGAAGGTGTGCAATATAGATAGACGAACTCACTACCGATGGTTGGAAGAAGATGCCGAATATAAAGAGGCGGTAAACGACATACAAGAAAGCGCGATAGACTTTGCTGAGAGTTCCCTACACCAACAAATAAAAGACAAGATACCAAGCAGCACAATCTTCTACTTAAAAACGAAGGGTAAAAATAGGGGGTATGTAGAGAAACAACAAATAGAGATAAACGAACCCAAGCCGTTCAAGTGGTTTGATGACGAGTGAAGCAACCAACGACATACTACCAAGCTAAGAAGTCAAAGGCTAAAATACAAGTCCATCAAGGGGGTTCGCGTAGCGGAAAGACCTTCTCACTTTGCCAGGTTATTATAGAGCTTTGTTTTAAGAATAAGGGTGCAGGGATCGTTATAACAATAGTACGTAAAACATTTCCTGCATTACGTTCATCGGTTATGCGTGACTTTATGCAGATACTTTCCGAAGGTGGAAATTACCAAGAAGAAAACCACAACAAAAGCCAAGCAACCTATAACCTATTTGGAAACCTGATAGAGTTTATCAGCACCGACCAACCCCAAAAACTAAGAGGACGTAAAAGGGATATTTTATACGTTAACGAGTGCAACGAAATAACGTTGGAAGATTGGAGGCAGTTACTACTCAGAACAACGGGTAGGATATTTGTGGACTATAACCCTTCGGACGAACACCATTGGATTTACGAGCATATCTTAGAACGTGAAGACGTGGACTTCTTTCAAACCACATACTTAGACAACCCCTTTTTAGAGCAATCCGTTATAGACGAGATAGAACGCTTTAAAGAAACGGACGAGAACTTTTGGCGCATTTATGGTCTTGGAGAAAGGGGGGTAAATGTATCGGCTATATTCCCACAATGGCAAGTCGCTGACGCTATCCCTGAACGTGCCAAGCTCGTAGCATACGCGATTGACTGGGGGTTTACTAACGATCCAACCGCAATCGTTTCGGTATGGCGTGAGGACTATTCACTATTCATAGAAGAACACCTTTACAAGACGGGTTTAACGAACCGCGATATTAGTTTAGAGTTGGATAAACTAAACTTAGACAGGACACCCATCATTTGCGATAGTGCCGAACCTAAGTCTATCGAAGAGCTGCACCGCTTAGGACATAATGTTAAGCCATCTAAGAAAGGACCTGATAGTATTAGGTTAGGTATTGACATAATGAAACGTCATAAGCTATTCGTATTAAAGGATTCTTTAAACGCACAAAAGGAGTTTAGGAACTACCGATGGGAAGTTGACCGAAATGGGGTGCAGTTAAATAAACCAATAGACCACACAAACCATATTATTGATGCCGTGAGGTACGTTTGTATCAACCGCATCGGAACTTCTTATAGTGGTAAATATTTTATTGCATAACCAATGATTACTGACACCCCCGTAAATACCACCTTAAAAACCGCAAAATGAAAATAACCGTACCCGATTCCCTTGCTGACATAACAGTTAAGCAATACAAACTTTTAGCCGATTTAAAACTTGATGAGAAATCTACCGAGTGGATAGTGGAGGCGATTTGTATTATGTGCAACCTATCCAAAGAAGAAACCAACCAACTGACTATTCCTGAAATGGAACGCATCAGCACCATTATAAGCCGCATAAATGACGCAGACGGGCAAGACGAAAAGTTAGTGTCGAAATTAGATTACAAAGGGAAGCGGTATGGATTCCATCCGAACCTTTCTAAACTCACGGTAGGAGAGTTTGCAGATTTAGAAACGTATTGCTCAAAAGGTTTATTTGAGAACTTAGGTTACATAATAAGCATCCTTTACCGACCTATTAAAACCGAAGCGGGGGATTTCTATACGATAGAAGACTACAAGGGTGACGGCAATCCTACCTACTGGGATGACTTAAAGATGGATATTGTTATGGGTGCTATCAATTTTTTTTTGTCTATAGGCGTGATATTAACGAAAGATTTAGCCAACTCTTTAGCGGAGGGGGAGAAGGTAATTTGATTGCTGAGAAGTGGGGTTGGTATTCTACGATCCATTTCCTTGCAGGGGGTGACCCCTTAAAAATAGAGGCGGCAACTGAAATTGAAATAGAATCGGCATTTACGTTTTTATCTTATGAACAAGATAACAGTCGTAAAGACAAAGCACCTGACGTAAGCCAATACCGATGAAATCATACAAGCAGATAGTAGAACTTTTAGAAGACATAGAAGAAAAGCACTTAATCCTTCAATCTTTTCATGCAGGACCATTAGACCAGGTTGATATTGCAAAACTCGGACAACCCAATTATCCGCTTTTGTATTGTGAGATAATGGGGGTAACGATAGATAACGGAACGCTAACCTACGACCTTGAGTTATTGGTAGCGGATATGATTCTTCCTAACCTAACGAATAGAACGCAAGTGTATTCAGATACCCTTCAACTGCTTCACGATGTCTTAGACCAATTCATTCAATCCTTAGCGAATAGCAATACAACGGTAGATAACGACTACAAGTTTGAATTACCTGCTTCGTGTACTCCTTTTACGGCACGTTTTGATAACGAGCTGACGGGATGGAGTGGTTCTTTTTCTATAGAGGTATCTAATTCTAACGATTTATGCATAGCACCGTATGTCTAAACCGAATATTAAAATAGGTAAGAAGACGTACCCTATGACTGAAACGACTAAGATGTTGGAGAAGATAGGAAAGATATGGCGCAAGAACGCACGTATTTCTTTACGTATGCAAGACAAAGTAAACACGGGTGCTTTGTATGATTCTATGCCCGTAACAGTAGGGGAAAATCAACACGCATACTACGTGAATATCACCCCACAAGTTCACTACTGGGAGTTCGTAGATAAGGGAGTACAAGGTGCAAGTAGAAACATCTTCACAAGGCAGTCCGAATCCCCTTTTAAATTCGGTGCAAATAAAACACGAGGCCTACGAGGTGCGATTGATAAGTGGGTTATCCAAAAAGGCATTGAAGGAACACGCGATGCGCAAGGTAGATTCACCCCCCGTAAGTCTTTAGTGTACCTTATTTCGAACGCAATATGGCATAGAGGGTTGAAGCCTACCTTCTTTATTTCGGATACCTTAAAACGGCTAAAACCGAAAGCGATGAAATGGTTAGGGTTAGCGTTAGGGGAAGACATAGCTAATGCTATTAAAGAAAGTTTAACACTCAATAAAAACATAGAAGCGAAATGAGTATGTCAATAGAATATGAACCAAGTGCGTCTTATGTGCATGGGGCATTTGAACCGATAACATTTGTAATTACCTCAACGGAGCAATCAGGGGGTTCATATTATAAGTTTAAATACATAGCAGATATTTACATTGCTAATGTTGATTCACCATATACGTATGCAAATCAAGCACGTATTAAAATTGAACCGAATGGAGCAGGGGCAGGTGTCTTTCGAATTGATAAAATCATAGCTGATTACGTTGCTATTACTACGGGTGATTCATCTACTTCGTCAGCAGGGTTTGTGAACGATACCATCCATACTTTAGGTTCTAACTCAACGACTAAAATATGGGTAAATAATGACGGCACAAACTATCGAAAGATTAAGGTAAATTTCGGACAAGAATATTCTACTACCTCCACCAACGCACCAACTGAATATATTGACGTTGTAACTAATAACTATGTTAGTTGTGTTATGAGTGCAGGAGTGCAGATGTTACCTACTTGGGATGAAGGTGGTAACTACGTTTCGGCAGGGAGCAATTACCTTTTAGACTTTTGCCCTAACGATTCCACGAAAAAGATTTTAAGCGATAGGCAAACCACTACCGACTACACCTCAACTTTAGCTTCTAACGTAAGTGTAATAAACCAAGATGTAACGAATTTCGAGTGGCGCACTTTAGGGGTTCTTATGGATGACAGTTCCCCAGTTAGTTCGGATGCGGTTAGTTTTTATGTAGCGTTGTATGATTCAAGCGATTCACAACTCGATGCAAATTGGTTTACCGCAGGAACGGACGGTGGAACTACCCCTGCCAATTCAGACCAAGATTTTGAGAGGTTGCAATTCGTAGGAATAGGACCAAGAAATTTAACGGCTCAAACCATAGATGCAGGATTTGCCACACACTTTAACGCAGGAACCGTTGCGTACTACGAAGTCTTTTTTATGGACGATAGTGTTACCGTGCCTGCAAATGGAACGACTGGTAACATGGCTTCGCTATGCTATCGCTTTACGGTTAAGCCTGCTTCATGTATTTATAGAAACCTAAATGGAACGAATAAATACAACTACGTTACTTTAGCATGGCAGAACTCTTTAGGTGCGTGGGATTACCAAGCGTTTGCTTTAAAGCATCAAAGAACCACAAGCAATATAGAACGCAAGACCTTTGACCAAGTAGCAGGAAACTGGGATACGGCAGAGGCAGGGGTTCAGTTTGCGTATAGGGGCGATGAAGGAGGTATAACGACAACCCAAATACAAGCTCGTCAAACGATGGTAGCTAATACCGATTTGTATAACGAAGACGATGTTGCCTTTTTAGAGAACCTTTGGTTATCCCCGAAAGTGCAACTGCTCAACTATGATGGATCAGCTATACCGATACTTTTAACGGATAAGAATTGGATACGTAAAAGCAGCCTAAACGAAGGGGGTGCGTTTACCTACCAAGTGTCTTTTGAATATGGTAAACAAAGACCTACTGTACGATGATAGAACTTTTTGCCTACGACCAAAGAAACGAAAAACAACATCTTTTAGACATAGAAAACGCAGGTGCTATTTCTTTAAACTATGAGATAGGAACGGCAGGGGATTTAGTTGGCAGAAACAGTCCGTATTCCCAAACCTTTAATCTTCCCTTTACTTCTACAAACAATAAATTCTTTCGGCAGTTCTATAATATCAATGTAGAAACGAATGTAAATATTGGTGCAAGTACTCTATTTAACGCAGACATAAAAACAACGTGCGGTATTCACGTAGATGGCATACCAGTTATTTCGGGTATGTTTCAACTCATCAACTGTTCTTTAGAAAAACGGGTTTATCAGATAGCGGTATATGGAAACGAAGCCAACCTTTTCCAAGCTATAAAAGAAAAGAAACTTATTGATGCTTTTCGTAATGGGGATTCTTATGTGACTACGTATAACGTAAATATTAATGAGGCGAATATTATTGATTCGTGGGATTTAGCGGAGGACGTAACACAAGGGGGAGTGGGAAACGGGATTATAATATTCCCAATTATAGACTATGGTTTTGTCGGGGATTACAATTTTATATGGTTAGAAAATAACGGCTTTTTAAATCAAGGGTTAGCAGAGCCATATTTCTTACAAGCGCAAGACTTTAAACCTGCTATCCAATTACGGGCGTTATTTGAGAAGATAATTACCGAAGCAGGGTTTACCCTTACAACAAATTCCTTTATTACAAGTGATGCTTTTTCTAAGGCATATATGACTTTAGGAACGGATAGGGAAAGTATGGCAACCACTACCCTCCACCAAAGTCAAGTAGGAAACACCGCATCTACAAACATCATAACGTGGGGAGCGTTGGGTTCAGACCTTAACTCTTGGCAACCCATTCTATTCCCTACCCAGTCGGGTGCAGGGGCATCAAGTAACCCACCCTTGCTTTATGATTCAAATGACGATTGGACTGTCGCAGGTGAATTTATCTTTCCATATACGGGAGTGTATAACGGAGTTCTTACCGTTACATTTGATACTGGTCCTGCTTCTTTAACTAATGGAGCAACGGTACAAATGATGGTAGAGGGTTCGTTTGGCACTAACTCTTTATCCCCTACCATAGACTTAGGAGGTAATGACGGAGGTGATGCGATTGTTTCAACCCATACCCTAAACTTTTCCGTTCAAGGAATAGAAGGTGAAACGCTTAGTATTAAAGCATTAGCATATACATCCGTTGGGTATAGTGTTGACCTTTTAGCCGCAGGAACATATTGTACGATAGTTTCTACGTCTTTGGCAGGGGTTTGTGATACTCCTGCTAATATGCCCGATATTTCTCAGACCGATTTTTTAACTGATATTCTTCAACGGTTTAACTTAGTTGTCATAGCAGAAGAAAGCAACAATAGGAACCTGACCGTAATGCC